TTCGCGCTGATGGGATTGTTGATAGCTCTTTTGATAAGACGCTTTGGCTTCCCGGTTCGTATACGTCTCGCATTGCGATTATGTCTGATGGTCCGGGTTATGTCCGGCTTTCTGGGAATCCTGTGAAGTTTTTACAGGGTCATAACCTTTTCGGATGTTCTGATATTGTTTCACTGGTTTGTGAAACCATGCTTCGGATCTGTAAGCTTTTACAGATTGAACCGTTGCCGTCTGATGTCGCTGTTTGGCAGCGTGGGGATTATGTTCTCTCTCGTGTCGATGTGACTGAGATGTATGAGCTTAAGACTTATGAGGATGTCAGTGCTTGGGTTAAGTCTGCTTCACAGAGTGCAAACGTTAAGTGGCGCGGTCGCGGCCATTATCAGGAAGGCACCTTATATTTCGGCAAAGTTGCCAAGGGTAAGCGCGCTTCCAACTGGCAGTTGAAAATTTATCATAAAGGCGCTGAGGTTCTTGTTCCTGGGCACAAGCTTTCCGAAGATTTGCCTAGTGTTGATGATCTTATCTCTTGGTCTCGAAATAAGCTCCGGATTGAGTTAACTTTACGTACAGGCGAGTTGAAACGGTTATCGATGCCTCGGGCGTGTGATTGGAACCCGGAAGCTGCATCTGCTGTTTTTTCGACATATCTCGCAAAGCTTGAGATCGGAGAAGATCAGATGATTGACGTAGAAGTGGAGCAGGAACTGAAACCCCGCCATCGTGCCATAATTGCTTTGTGGCGTACGGGTGTTGATATTCGAACAGTTCTTAAGCGTAGTCAGTTTTATAATGTTCGCCGCGAGATTTTCTCTCAGGTCGGTATTGATGTTGGTTCGATTTGTCAGGACGGTTCTAACGTTGTGAAGCTTCGTCGTGTTCTTGAAGCTCGTCCCGCAAGTCTTCCTGATTTCGCTTCCGAGACGTATTTCGACCCGAAGCGTGTGCGTTTGGTCGCGTGATGTAACGTTTGTATCTTATCTGCAACACAAGGGGCCTTCGGGTCCCTTTTTTTTGTCTGTATCGACTTTTTCTGTTTCCCTGCGAATCGCGTTTTGGTAAGTTACTTCTTGTCAAAAACGTGGCCAAGAAAGAGAAAACGTCATGCTTCCAGTTATTGAAGTTCTTTCGACGGATGTTGATGAGCGTTCCGGCCGTAATGAGCGCGGTTTGTGGGTCGTACGTCGTCAAACTATTTGGGTTAATACCGGAGAACCCCATCCAGAGAAGTTCGAAGTATCTCTAGAAGAAAAACAAAACCCTTACCCTGCTGGTAAATACTTGCTCGGCCTTGGATGCTTTCAGCGTGGAAAGTACGGCCTTGAGCTTGCTCGTCATCTGCCGCTTATCCCGCTTGCTGATGTGGCTAAGCAGCTCTCCACCGAAAAGCAGACTGTTCGCGCTGCTTAATGTCTGATTCAGCGGTCTACGGATGTTTCACTCAGCCTGTTGTTTCGGCTCATGTGTTTACTGCCCTTCAGGGGCCTTCCGGCGTCTCTTCCGTAGGTTCGCAGTCCTGCACGTGGGGCACCATTGAGGTGTCTCTCGGAGCCGGTTCAGTTCCCCTTCCTCAAATTGATCCGAGTGTCGCTCACTCGTTCTTTTTTTGGTCGTTTGGGCTCGTTCTTGGCACGTGGTTTGTCGCTCATTGTGCCGGGATTATTGTTGCCTCTTGTAGGCGCTTTTTTTCGTAGGATTTTTTATGTCTGGTTCGTCCTCTGCTTCTACAATTGATTTCTCCGCTCTTACGGGCGCTGTCAGCGGTACTGAAGTTATCGCCGCTATTATGTCCGTGGCTGCTGTTGCTGCTGGTGTTTATCTGGCTCAGGGCGGCGCTCGTCGTATCCTGTCCATGATCCGCTCTGTTTGATCTGGGTTAGGGGGGCTTCGGCTCCCCTTTCTTCATGGCTGAGCTTTTTGTTTATGCCGCTTATGCCTTCCTAGGAGCTTTCTCCGGGATTGCCGCGGTTCTCGGTTTCTCAAGTGCTTTGTCGGATTAAATGGGCGGTCACACCGCCCTTTTTTTTTGGGGTCGTGATGCGGTTTCTACTTTTATTTCTTTGTCTATGTCTGGCTTTTCGTCCTGAATCCTCGTTCGCGTTTGCTGGCGGGTCATATAACGGGAAGGTCGGTCAGCTTCTTGGAAATGTTATTTCTAATAAAGCGTCGTCTGGTGGCTCTTCCTCGGCCGCTGAGGCTACTGTTAGCGGCGCCGCTGGTGTCTTAGGTGCTGCTGCTGCTGCCGGTGCTGTTGGGCTTGCTGTTGGTACTCCTGTTGGCTGGCTTGGTATTCTTGGCACTATGGCGCTTGAGGCCGGTGTTGCTGGTGCTGTCTCTGTCGCCGCTGATAAGGCTTATGATTGGGCCTTTGGGAATGGAAAGGTTTCTCCTCCTAATGCTGTCCCTTCTCAGTCCGGATACGTTGCCGGAACTGTTCATTGTGCTTCAGCTTCGTCCTGTTTCGTAACTGCTCCCGATCCTTCACGTTCCGGGATGGTTCTTGATGGTGTTTCTTGCGATCCGCCTGCTTCTAATGGCTCTCAGACCTGTTATTTTCTTGCCCATAAGCCTGATGATGGTTCTCCGGCTTGTAAGCAGAGTTATCCTGCCTGCGGTACTTCGGTTCATTATTCTAGCTATGGTGTTTCCGCTGATAGTTCTCCTGTTTCTTTGAATGGGAATTATGCTGTCGATACTAACACTGGCGCGGTTCTTAACGATTCCACTTTGCCCTCTGCGTTTGCGTCGTCTGATTTGGGTGGTGTTCGTTCTGTTCCTACAGATCCTTTTACCGCGTCTAATCGTGTCCCTGATGAGGTCTCTACGGCTCCATTAGATCCGGCGCTCGTTGCTGAGGCCGCAAATCAGGCTTGGAAAGATGCCGCTTCTAAACCCGGTTATGCTGGTGTTCCCTATGATCCTTCCAATGCGATTTCGTCGGATGATGTGAGTACTGCCGCTCAGGCTATGGGTGGGATGCCCACCGTTGGCGACGCTGCTACTCCTGTTGCTAGTCCAGGTACTGTTGGAACTGCTGCGGACGGTAGTTCGCAGCTTCAGGGGCAATTGTCTCTTGGTGCTGTTAGCGGTTCTGATTCTTCGTCCGGTACCGGAACTCAAACTGGCTCTCAGACAGGCTCTCAGACAGGCTCTGATGCGTCTGGAAGCTCGTCTGACGCGCTTGCTGATTCTCTTTCTAAGAGCGGTTTTTTTAACTCTCCGGGCGTTGGTCAGCCGTCAGACCCTGCGTCACCTACGATTGACCAGATTTTGGGGCCGATTTTCAATCTCTTTCCCGGGTTAAAGTCGTTCACTGTTCCGTCTCATTCTTCGGTGTGTCCCATCATTACGCTCAACGTCTGGGACCGTACGATTACGTCTGATGCTCATTGTCAGCTCGTTGAGAAAATACGGCCTGAGCTTTCTGCTCTTTCTCTCGCGATTTATTCGATCGTTGCCGTCCTCATAATTCTTTCTGCTTGATGCCTTGCTATGTCTGTACAGACGAATTATAGAATGTCTGTACAGACAGGGAGCCTTTTATGTTCGCTGTTTTGATGAGTGCCGTTTGGTCCGGCCTTGGTTGGTTGCTTCGTGCGGTTCTGGTGAAATTTGCTGTTTTCACTGGGATTTATTTGTTTCTTTCGGAGGCTATTCCTTATGTAGCGTCAAAGATTCCCTTGCTGTCGTCTGGTGACGGTGGCCTTGCTTCAGTATTCGCCTCTCTTGGAAGTGGTACTTGGTATTTTCTAGACGCTTTTATGTTTTCTCAAGGCGTCGTTATTGTTCTTTCGGCTTATGTTAGCCGGTTCGTTATTAGACGAATTCCATTCTTCGGGTAATCAATGGCTATAACCGCTTATACGGGCCTTCCGGGGTCCGGTAAGACCTATGAGGTCGTTGCGTTCGTTGTCGTTCCTGCTGTCGCTGCTGGTCGTCGGGTTGTTACCAATATCGCTGGTATCGATCCCGATAAGGTTCGTCAGTACTGCATGACGGTTCTCAAGGCTGATCCGGCTAAGGTTGGTTCTGTCGTCGCTGTTGAGACGGATGTGCTTTGTTCTGATGCAGCGTTTCCTGATCTGCGTGATGGTGCTGAGGTCGGTTCTGATCCTCATTCTTTGCGTGTTTCTGGTGGTGATCTTCTTGTTGTGGATGAGTGCCGCTTGGTGTGGTCTGCCTCTCATAAGATTTCGCCCGTGGTCGCTGCTTTTTGGCGTAAGCATCGGCATCTTACGGACCCTGTTAGTCGTACGTCTTGCGATATAGTGGTTATTTCTCAGGCTATTACTGATTTTCATAAAGACCTGAAGGCGGTCATTGAGCTTTCTTTTAGAGCTAAGAAGCTTAAGAGCGTGGGCCGACCGACGAACTACACTGTTTCTATGTGGGAGGGCGTTAAGCTTACTCGTGCTCTTGTCGCCAATACTCAAACAAGGAAGTATAAGAAGGAAATATTTCCGCTCTATAAGTCCTATTCTTTAGGTTCTGGTGAGGGCGGCTCTGAGGCTACTGTTGATTCCCGTCAGAACGTACTTTTTGGCAAGTTCTTTGTCATTGTCTTGCCTCTCGTTGTTGTTGTCGGGATTGGCGCTTCTTTCTTTCTTTATCGGGTGTTTCATCCTGCCGGGTCTGTGGCTTCTGCTTCTCATTCAGCTCCTTCTCCGGTTGCCACTGCTCAGTCTTTGCCATCTGCTCCTAAGCCACCCGTTTTTTCTCGTACTTGGCGCATTTCTGGCTTTTTCCGTGTTGGTGGTCGTCGTGTTGTTGTCCTGGTCGATGGTTCTTCTCACGTTCGTTACGCTGATCCTTCTCAGTTTCAATGGGATGCCGGCTTTCCCCAGTTTGGTCTGATTGATGGCGAGAGGGTTTCTCCTTTTTCCGGCTCTTCTTCTGATTCTTCCTCTCTTCCGTCTTTTCTCCCAGGAGCGTCTCATTGATGCGTCGCTTTGCTTTGCTGTCCGCTGTTTTTTTGTGCGCTGCTTCTCCCGCTCCTGTTTCTGATGATGTTGATGTTCAGCTTTCTGATGTGCCTTCGTCTTCGGTTGTTGGTCTTCTTTATCGTGAGGTTCTTCGTGTTCCGTTTGTGATTTCTCCTGAAGCTGAGAAGGATGTTCGTCCTGTCTCTGTTCATTTGTTCGGCTCTCGTGTTTTTGTCGCTTCTCAGCTGCGCGGTTTGTTGGCTTCTCAGGGCTTTATCTTGAAGTCTTCTGACGGTCTTGCTCGTGTTGAAGTTCTTCCGCCTCCGGGTCCTGCTGTTGAGGTTAAGGTTCCTCAGTTTCCTTTCGTTTATCGTCCTCGTTGGCGTGATCCGGCTGCTTTGGCGTCTTTGTTGTCTTCTGTTTTCCCGGATGGTCGTTTTTCTTCTGTTGCTCGTGGGTCCATGTCTGTATCGACGCCTTCTCAGGGTTCTTCAGGCTCTTCGGGTTCTTCGTCTTCCCAAAGTTCCTATCAGTCGTCTCAATCGTCTGTTGGTTCGTCCTCTCACGATGTTCCTGACGCTTTAGTTTTTCTCGGTTCTCGCTCTGATATTTCTCGCCTTCGGTCTCTTCTTCCTCAGGTCGATGTTCCTGCCGGTGAAGTTATGGTTAAGGCTTCTGTGTTTGAAGTTCATTCCGATATTAATGATACTTCTACTTTCCAGACCGTGCTTGCTGTCTTGAGTAGCGACTTTAAGCTTTCTGCCCAGTGGTCTCAGACTATGCTTACACTTAAAAATACGGCTATTGAGTCTGTAATTAAGAGCTTGAGTACGGATAATCGCTTCCGTCTTGTTACTGCTCCTAGTCTTCGTTCTCGTTCTGGTGTCTCTGCTTCTTTTAATGTTGGTCAGCAGGTTCCTGTTATCGGTTCTGTTTCTTATGCTGGTAACGGCTCTTCTTCTACTCCGGTTCAGTCAATTGAATATAAGCAGTCTGGTGTTATATTCTCTGTCATGCCTGTTATTCATGAATCTACTATCGATATTAATATACTTCAGGAAATATCGTCGTTCGTGAATACTACTACCGGCGTTAATAATACTCCTACTCTTCAGCAGCGTTCATTGACTTCCGCTCTTTCGCTTCATGACGGTGATGTCGTTGTTCTTGGCGGTCTTTCTCAGTCTCAAGTTTCTCGTGGTCACTCTGGTTTTTCCTTCCTGCCGTTTATTGGCGGCTCTAGTGACGGTTCGACTAGGAGTGATCTGCTCTTGGTTCTTCAGGTGATCCGTCTCAATTCCGCTGATGGCTCTCCTACCTCTGATGAGGCGCTTTCTCGTTCTCTTCTTCCTCGTCCCGCCCCGGTGCCGCTTCGCCCCGTTACTGGGTCTCCGTCTGGCTATTGAGCTTCCTCTTCCTGAGCAGTCCCCTCGTCTCGTTTGCGTTGTCCTTCAATCTAAGATCGAGCGCAGAGCGGGAGAGCCGTAGGCCGCCTTAGGCGTCTTGGAAATCCTCGTATGTTGTCTTTGGTATTAAATGTCTGTATCGACACTATGTTGCTTCTGTCGCGCTTCGCGCGGCCCGGAGCTTGTGAGGACACGCAAGCGAAGCGTGCCAGAAGTGGGGGGTTGTTTTGCATGACATATAACCATGCAAAACCTGTCCGATTTTTCGGACTCTCGGACATGACAAACTCCTATCTCTTCTGCTCGCTTCCTGTTTCGGGTTATCGTGCTTTTTTTCTCATGTTTGTAAGGGCGCGGTAAAAATGCCTTCTTCTAAGTCTTCGTCTAACCGTTCAACGCCTATTGAGAAGTATATTAGAGATGGCGGGAAGGTTGATCGTCGCCAGAAGTGGGCCGAGAAACAGAAATCTTTAGGAATTACTCGCGTTCTTCTACGTGTCCATGAGGATGATGTGGAGGAATTACGCCTTTTCGCTGCTAAACTTCTTTCAAAAAGGCAATCTTGTGATTGA